AGCCGAACTGCACACCAACGTTCGAGAGAATGCGGACCGCGTTGCGGGCGCCGATCAGGGTGACCTGACCTTTCGAGCGCTGCGCCACGAAGTCGATGACCGGGTCCAGGTTCTCGGCGGTGACCGTCGAGGCGGGCGCTGTCGAGAAGGTCGCGCCGGACGTGATGCCCGCCTGGACCAGTTCGATGAGCCGGGTGACGGGGAGCTGGGACACCTTCTCCCGCGCCTGGTCCTGGAGCTTCTGGAAGGTGTCCCAGAAGTCGGTCAGGATGTCGTTGCGGTGAAGGTCGATCGCCGTGGCCATCTCCTCGCGCGGCATGAGCGTGCGCTGATAGCGCAGCTCGCCCGAGATGATCTGACCACCGGCGCCCTGCCACTGTGCCTGCAACCCGCGCAGATCCTCATCGACGAAGTCGGGCTCACCGAAGCCCACCGTCTTCGTTTCGATGATTTTCGGCACGATGTCTTCGGCCATCGCGTCACGCCAAGCGATGTCGAAGAGCGCGAAGGCGATCTCTTCCATCTCCTGCGGGTGACGGATGAAGTGGTGACCCAGCACGGGGTTGCTGTCCCGCATGAGCGCCTGCCGACGATCGAGGTCCTGCTCTGCGGCAACCTCCTCCATGGCCCTGGCTACCAGCTCATTCATGTTGTGGTTCAGCTCCCTTCGGAATGGTCAGTGGTGCCGGGGATTAGACGTTCGTACGGAGGTAGCGGAGAGTGAGCACGCACTCGCCGGCACTTCCGTAGAACACAGGCGCCTTGTGGACGACAAAGAGGTCGGTGTGCGCGATGCACGGTGCTTCTTCTTTCAGGATTTTGTTTTCTTTGGTGGTGGCGATCTTGGCCCATGCGCCGGAGCCTTCCGCCTTGCCCACGGGCCGTTCGCCCTTCGGTGCCCAGCCGATGACATCGCCCTCTTTGTAGCTCGCGTCGGGCACGACGAGCGTCATGTTCAGCACGCCGCTCATGTAGCAGCGCAGCCAGTCCCCTGAGGCGATCGGCAGGTTCATGATCTCGTTGGGACCGAGCTGCGGGTTGTACTGCGACCCGGGGTTGACGTCGGGGACCATGATCTGGCGCATGGCGACCCCGAGGGTCTCGCGCCGGATACCCGCGCCTTCGACGGCGATCGTGTCGCCGGTTTTCACCGGAACCCAGGAGCCCTCGCCGGCTTCGGCGACCCGTTTGACGGTTTCACCCGTCGCCGGGTCGATGAATTCTTCTTCGGCGGCAGCCGAGGACTCGCGAATCAGGGAGCCGGGGATGATGATCCCCGAAGCGCGCTTGTTCGACCAGACCTCACCCGGGAAGGCGACGCCGACGTTGACGAGCTTGCCTACCCCGAGGAGGGGGTATGCACCCTGCTGGGTCAGTGCTATGGGCGACATTTGGTGAGGGCTCCTTTCAGTGACTCAGGTTCGGTCGGCCGACTCGGGTTACTTGTCGCCCTGTGAGGTGGATGTGGCAGCAGCTGGGACCGGCGGTTTGAACGCGCGAGCGAGCTTGGACACCGCGCTGGTGCCGTCGGCGCCCACCGACGCTGTCGCCGGCAGCGTGGCGCCGGTGCGCATGAAGGACGCCACCTCCTCGGAGCCGAAGGAAGGCGAAGGGGCGTCGGTCCCTTTGGCCGTCTCGGTGCCGCCCTCCTTCTTGGCGTCACGCTTGACGTCGGCCATCTCCTCCTTCTCCTTGAGGGTGGCCTCCCACTCCTCGTCGGACTGAGTGCCGGCCGCCTCACTCAGGCGCTCGCGGGTGAAGTCACCGAGCTTGGCCATAAAGCCGTCGCCTAGGGCGCCGAGGCGTTTGTCCTTGAGGGTGGCGCGCTGCGCCTTCTCCTCCAAGCCTTTCTTCTCGGTCTCCAGCGTTGCCGCTTTCTCCTCGGCGGCTTTCTGGGCGGTCTCGGCAGTCTCGACCTTGGAGGTGAGATCACGGACTTTCTCGGCTAGCTCGTCGGCCTTCGTACGGGCCTCGTTACGCTCGGCGCGGAGCGTTGCCAGCTCACTCTCCTCAATCTGTACGAGTCCCATGTGTGGCGTGCTCCTCTCGGAAGGTCGATAGCTACCGTCAACGTGAGCCCGGTCGTGATATTCAGCGATCTCGTTCTCGAAGGGTTCGAGGTGAGCCTCGGTGTAAGCACCCTTCGCTCCGCGTGATCCGAATATCAATCCGGTACCTGTGAAGCAGACATCGCCTAATATACGCGCGCCTGTTTGGTTTCTCAGGTGGTCACACCATGACGCCTGCTCGGCACCTTTCGCGAGCTTGACGTACTGTTGGTCGCACTCCGAGCAGCAGTACCAGGGCGCGTAACACTCCATGCTCTGCATCATTTCCGCGTTCTCGATGTTGTGCGTGACCTCGTCCCACACCTCCGGGAAGCGGTGAGCCCACACGGCGAGGATGGTTTCGATGCGCGCCGATGCCGTGCCGGCCGTCTCCGCGCCGCCGGTCACGAGCTTGCAGTCCGCGATAGTGCCAACCGCCGTCCGGGGATCATGCATCACCGTCACGGGCATGAGCATCGGGGTCAGGGCCTTGACCGCCAGCTCCCTGCTTAGCCACATCGCGTTGTTGAGGTTCGCGCGTCCAGCCTCGACGTAGCGGCCCTGGACCCAACCGATGTTTTGGTTCGGCGCCTTGGTCTTCACCGCCGAGGCGAATGCGTACTCCGCGATCTCAGACTCCGAGGGCCTGACCAGCGTCAGTGGCGTGGTGAGGTAGACCTTGTCGCCCCGCTCGAAGACGTGGGGCTTAGCCAGCATGGTTGTTCCCATGCCGACGTAATATACGTCCGGCCCCGGCCAGCCTCAGTGATTTTGGTCCGGGTTCGGCCTGCCGAGCAGCGCCGCGAGCGCGGGCTGAGCCCGGTCCACTTCCTGGTCCGCGCGAACGATCATGTTCAGGATCGCTTCCATCTGCTTGACGGCCTGCGGCGGTAGGTGCAGCATTTCGTCGACGGACGCCCAATCCTCGGGGAGCATGTTCGCCTTGCCGAGCGCCTTTGCACGCCGCTTTATCAGCGCCTTCGCCGCCGCGACATTGCCGTGGCCGGACTGCGCCAGCGAGATGGCTGGACCAAGATCGCTGGCGTCTTCGATGGGATAGCTGCCGTCGGGGAGTGCCTTGCCTTCGGACGCGAGCTGCTTCCTGTTGGCCGCCGAGTGAGCCTTGGCGTACTCCTGGTCCTCGCGGGTGAAGATCACCCGCGTCAGCTGGGTGGCGATCTCGGCGTCTGTGTAGCTCATGTTCGCTTCTCCTTCGCGCGTTGGTGGTGGCCGGCAGCCCATTCGTCGAGCAGTGTCGCGCCCTCGGAACTCGCAAGGTTAGTCCAGGCGCTTTCGTCCTGACGGAAGTCCGGCTGAGAGGCCGCAGCCGGCGGAGTCGTGCCCCGTCTCGGCTCGACGCCCTTCTTCTCAAAGAAGGCGAGCATGGATTTGGACGCCGGCCCGAGCGCTTCACCGCATCGCTCACAGTCTTCGCCCATGATGTCGAATTCGACGTTCTGGAGCAGCCCGCAGGTGGGGCAGCGCATTTCGACGGCCTGCTCTTCGGACTCGCGCTTGCGCGCCGTGGCGTCGCGGAGCAGCTCCGTCAGTGTGCGCTCCCTCGCCGCGCCGGACTCCACCAGCTTTGTGAGCAGCGCAGTGGTCTCGGGCGCCTCGGCTGGGACCGACGGGACGGGTGAGCCGCCGCTGTCCCGTTCGGTGTTGTCCGCACCGCAGTCGGGGCACACCGGGTTCATCGTGGAGTAGTCGGGCAGTTCGTTGCCACAGTTGGCGCATCGCTTCACGCCGGCGGCTTCGACGAATGGTTCGGTGACGAAGCCCCAACGCAGTGCATATTCGCTGGCCTTGCGCAGATCGAACTGCGGCTCTGAGAAGCGGAGGGCCTTGGCCACCAGGGCATCATCGTGCCGGCGCTGCCCTACGACCAGGCGCAGGCCCTCATCGAGCTTCACCGTGCGGAAGGCGACACAGTCGAAGGCGGGGTTGACCGGCACGATTACGGAGCTGGCCGCCCTGATCGTCTGGTTCTGCTCGATTGCTTCACGCTCGCTGCCGGTGACGTAACCGAACTCCATGCGGCCCTCGTACTGTTCGAGGAGCGCCTGCGTCGTCTCGCCGATATAGGCGACCTCGTCGTTCTCGACGATCGCGCGCACGGTCTCGCCGGCCGTGCGCCGAATGACATGATTGGGTGCGAAGCGGTCTTTGCCCTGGCCCGGTGTGTCCTTGCCGCGCCCGTTGTTGGAGCTGGTGCCTTTCGGGCGCCCCTTATTGGCGTCCTGGGGTCCACGTGGATTGCCGGGATTTCCTTCTTCGTTCTCGGCGTCACCCGGTTCGCCGCCGCTGTAGGGGATCTTCCCCGGAATGAGGCTCAGGGTGTCGCCGCGCGCAAGCTCTCGCTCGCGCTCCGCAATTGCGGCGTCGTAGTCGTAGCCCAGCGCTTCGACGGTATAGCGGTGGGGGATGAGCCCACGGTCGCTCGCCTGGATCACGTTCGCCCAGAAGTCTTTGACGCCGGTGAGGATTATCGGTGGTGCCCAGATCGTCGGCGCGCCCTCTTTGAATACGACCCGGTTGCGCGTGGCCGTCTCGGCGTAGAATGTGGAGTGGGCGTGACGGATGATCTTGCGTCTGTCACTTGTCACCACTCGCGCCAGCAGGCTCATCTCGTTTTCGGCGCCCATCGTTCCGGCGTCACCTGTCACCTGCTCTGTCTGGCGCAGCAATCCCATGGCGATCTTGCGGCCAACGAGTTTACGCTTGCTCGGATTCAGCATTTCTTCGAGATTCGGGGTGACGATCTGAATGTCAAGGCGATGGTCACCGACGAGCACGCCCGAGCGGGAGGCGTGCACGATCTGGTTCTGGAGGTTCTCCACCTCGCCCGGCTGGGCCGGCTGCTTTTCCGAGCCCTTCTTCGCGATGACGATGTAGTTGGTTCCACCCATGAGCAGCGCGTAGTCCATGATGTTCAGCAGCCGCTTGGCCTCCAGCAGGGGGAAGTTGCGCGTCAGCAGCGGGCGTGGGTAGGGCATCGCGCCCTTCGGCATTGTGGTCCGGTGAACCATGCGCTGGTTGAGCGTGAAGAGCGCCAGGCCGCGTGAGGCCGGGTCGCCGTCATTGTAGGGTACCTGGATGCGCCCGGTGAACAACGCGGCCATCACCGGCTCCTCCTGCGCCATGATCGACTTACGCAGTGGCGGCGTGCGCGGGTTGAAGTATTCGTTGAGCCAGTTTTTGAAGTTGCTGTCCTCGACGTGGTAGGCAAGCTCACCCTGGCCGAGAATGTCGTTGGTGATGACGCGTAGGTTCTCGGCCGGCAGAATGCCTACCCGTGGCACCTGTAGCTGGGCCGCAACCGGCGAGTCACTCTTGGGCGGGAAGTAGGAGAGGCGTTGCCGAAGGAAGAGTGACAGCGTCGTGATCGAGCCACTTATCAGATACTCGCGGTACATCTCTTCGAAGGTGGTCTCCAGATCGAGCCCCGTGGGTTCACATATCTGGTTGAAGAATTCGAGCGTCTTTTCGTCACTATGTTGATTCATCAGGCCACCACCAAACGCGATGGCGAGCAACTCGCCGATGGCTGCGCCTACGTCGTCGTCGGTGTCAGCGACGGTGCGGGCGAGCTGAACCTCCTGGATCGGGTTGCTCGGCGTGCGGAACGGCGTGCGAGCGAGCATCGAGCCCTGGTTGGTCGTCGCGTAGAGCGAGAAGTTGCTCGGCTGGCTGAACTGCATACCCGCCAGCTCGACCCACCTGTCTTCGATGGCGTGCTGAACGACACCGTCCGGGAGGTCGGTGCGGTTATCGATAACCGCATGTGGTGCGCCCTCGACCGGCTGACTGCCCGGGCCGCGATGGGCCACGTTCATCTCCGGCTGGGGAACAGCCGGGAACAGGATCGAGTCCATCAGGCTGCCAGTCGTGCGTCTATCGAGCCATCACGGCGTCGGGGGGGAATCTTGGCCATCTCGGGCCTAATATACGCGTCTGTCCGTAGGAAATCTGGCCCTCAGGACCCAGAGATCAGGCTGTAGACCCGGGAAAGCGTGGACTGCTCGAACTCGAAGCGCGCGATCTGATCGTCAACGCTCCCGCGCAGCAGCCTCACCTCACGGCCGGCGGCGAACAGCCCGGGGTCGAGCTGGCGCTTCGCGCGGTCGATCTCTGGCCTGGTGGGCGCTCCGCTGCCACGCCGGGACATGAACTGCTCCCAGCCCTGCATCTCGTCGACCTTGCGACGCAGCTCGTCCTCTGCGTGCCGGAGCCAGTGTCTCGCCTCGACAAGTGACCCGTGGTGAACCGCCGCGTCGAACATGTAATCCTCGATGCCGGCGACGCGCTGGTGCGCGGGCGTCCCGTGCTCGAAGGTCGGCGTCCGCACCGGGAGCGCTAGCGCGAGCGTCTGCCTGATCTCGTCGAGGGTCACGACGCCGGAAGAAGGATCAACGTGGCGACGTTCACGGCGAGGAACATCTGCATTAGTCGAAGGGACCACAGCTCACGCCCCCGACCGAGCGCCCGCGCCGCTTCGACGAGCAGGCCCACTTTGATAGCCACGACCGCCATAGCGAGATAGTCACCCGTGCCGATCACGAGTACCAGCTCGACGGCGTGCAGGGCGGCGAGGAGGAGGAGGACGCGTATCCGCCAGTCGGGGCGCCGTTTCCGACGCCTGCGCAGCTTTGGCAGCGTCAGATCCCAGCGGGGGGGCGTCAGCGCAGCTTCGGTCACGAGCGCAGCGGGACGTAGCCTTCGCGGGCGCGTGTCTCGATCTCTTTCGCGCTCGGGCGAAACGGCCGGACGACCGGGCCGGAGAAGACCTCGCGTGGGAGCAGTTCCAGGCGCTCGATGCGTCGGCGCCTGGTCTCGGGCGCTCGGCTCTTGCGGCGCCCACGCGTGACGGGTCGCGGCTGACGCTTCTTCGGCGTCTCACGCCGACGTCCCGCCTCGTCGTAAAACCGATCGGTGTATTGCCCAATCACTGCATCAGTTCCTGGCCGCCGATGGACATCTCCCCCGTGCCGGTGAGGTCGACCGCTTTCTCCATAATCGGCCCCTCGGAGCGTGCGTAGACCATCTCCTCGATCTCGCCGGCCTTGTAGGCCATGGCGAGCGCACGCAGCGCATCCAGTTCGTGGAAGGCGTTGGGCTTCTTCCGTAGGTGACTGGCGCCCATGGCGCGCACGCGCTGTTCGGTCTCACCCTGCATGTCCTTCACCAGTCTTGGGTCGAACGGCAGCTGGAGGAAGCTGTTGTCGACGAAGCCGCGTAGGTAGCGGGTCGATGCCTCGATCATGGTCATCTTTGCGACCAGTTCGATCTTGCCCGTCCAGTCGTTGCGCCGTTCTTCGACGACGTGGCCGAACTGGTCGACCATTTCACCGGCCTGCTTTGAGACGAAGTTAGGGTCCACGGCGATCGGCATCTTGGCGTTGAATACGTAGCCCTTGGAGACCTCGCGCAGGTGCTCGGGGCACTTCTCGTCATCGCCCATCGCCTGGTAGAGCGGCAGCCCCAGCCCGGTGATGTCCTGGCCAAACGCCCTGAGGGTGAGCCCGTACTTGCGCGCTATCGCGTAGGTGCACTGACGGATCTGGGTCTCGCGGAAGCGCCAGAGGTGAAACTTCCGCACGAGCTTGAGGCGCGCCTTCTTATTCTTATCAGGCAGCACCGCGCAGATGACGATCACCGTGGGGTCGGTGACGAGCCCGACGTCCATCCCGCCATATACCTGCTGGCCGAGATTGTCAGGCAGGTCGAGGATGTTGCCGACGTCACCGCCCGCTGGGATGAGTTTGTCCACCTCCTCGATCTGGAACTCCTGCGCCCGGTACTCCAACTGGTTGTAGGTCGACTCCTCGTCCTGGTCGACACACGCCATCAGACGGCTCGTCACGAAGAACTGCGAGGCCCCCGTGCCAGCCTCGCCCAGAATGTTACGACGATAGTCGGGGGCGTTTGTGCCACCGTACATTGCAGCCGCAGCCGCCTTCTCGTGCTTATTCCACCCCGGCTTCATAATCGCGGTGACGGCCGTCACCTTGAAGTCGCCGCTGCTGGCGAGCTTCGCGAACCGACCGCCCTGTACGGCTGAGTGCACGCCGTAGAGGTGATATGTGAAGTCGTATCTGCCGGTGGCGTCCACGTGGTCCTTCATCACCGTCTCGTGTATCTCGATGAAGCCTCGCTCGGGGTAGTCTTGCGAATTCGAGACAATTGTCTGTTCACACACAAAGCTATGATCGTCGGCCACCGCCAGGTCATATAGCTCCTCGGTCTCCCCGGTCAACTGGATGTCCTTGACCAGGGAGAAGCGCTGGCCGTCCCGTTCGTGGGTAAACGACTTGAGCGAGCCGACGATCTGGTAATAGCCCATGCCCTTCACGGGCCTGCCCCGAATCTCTTTTTGCTCCGGCGGCGTCCAGTGCAGTGCGACCGAGTAGCCCAGAGTCTGTGCAAGCAGCTTGATAGAGAGGGCGAGCTGCTTGTCCCTGCACGCGGCTTTCCAGCGCCCTGGCGCATAGCGAGCGTCGGGGTCCGCTGATCCATCGCCCCAAAGATAACCATCGAGCACTAGCGATCGGCATCGCCCCCCCGAGCTACACACCCACACCGGGACCTGATGCTGTGCCGCGATGCGCCCCACCTCTCCACACATGAACCTTGCGTAGCTTTTGGCAGCCACACCTCTTAGCTGAATTCGCGCGCCGAGGCTATCGTTATCGAAATACACGCTCCATTCGACTCCGACCTCGTCGAGAGCGCGGCTAACCTCCCGCACCTCGTCGCGATGGACAGCCAGGATCAACTGGCCCGCCTTTGATACGCACCCCTCGGCCATGTAGACACCCATGAGCCACCAGAAGGCGTCACAGTCCCAATTGACCTCCGGCATTGCGGGGACCGATACGGAGGGAACGACAGTGGGCGTCGCCCAGTAGTGCGCACCGTATCGCGCACCGTCGTCCTTGGGGTACCCACCTTCGGGCGCTAGGTCGATCGCCGGAGTAAACGTCGGGTCGCCGTAGACCTTTCGCTGATGCCCGTCGGTCTCTCGCGCTCCACGACGCGTGGTGAGGCTCCAAAACTTGTGATTCACCGAGCAGCGGATGCCCGTGTGTCCTTGCCCTTTGACTATTACAGTTGCGCGACGCCGTTTCATCGTCGCCGTCACGGGGCGCCAGCGGTTTCTGTGGGTTAGCACCATTTCGCCAACCTTCACCTTCTCGATCGGCACAAGTCCCGTTTTCGTCAGCACCAGTGACCCCGCCGGAAAGCACTCATCCATCATCATGTCGGGCTCGTGCATGCCCTTCACCCCGGTGCCCGTAACCTTCGGGATGCGGCCCATAATGCGGGTGCTGTCCACAAAGTCCACCTGGAAGGCGGGTGTTTTGACGATGCCCGTGCGCTGGTTTTCTTTCTTGAGGAACTCCCTCAGCAGCCGGGTGGAAGTGATGCGGGATTCGACGGCCTGCGTCAGCGGCTGGAGGTGGATCAGCTCGGGCGCAGTTAGGAGGAGATCCTCTCCGAGTCTCCGGAAGGCGTGGCTCACGGAGCGCGCCTTGAGCGACTCCGTCTTGCCGACGCTTCGCGCGCAGGGGAACGTCTCGTAACACTCGGTCGGCCTAAAGAGTGGATACTGGTAATCCAGCACTACATAGCAGCCGCCGTGAGTGTGGTTCTTTGGGTTCTCGAAAAGCAGCTCGGCGCAGAAGATGGGATCTGCGAGCATGGCTAGGAGGAGGAAGTCTTCCTCGTTGAACGCCCAGACGCCCTCGACGACTCGCATGTCCCTCTGCCCGTCAATGCGCCCCAGTTCGCTAACGGCCATCACAGCTTCCCCACGAAGAGCTTGCCCTTATCGCGATTGAATTCCTGGTCCACCTTGGCGAGTGTGTCACACTCATCGTCCAGCCAGAGTAGGATCGTCTTGGGGCTAATGTTGTGATAGGCCCGGTCTTCTGCGTCACCGTTTTTTAGTATGCGCAGCCGGGTGCGAAGGTCGTTTATCACACGTTCGTACTCCAGTGTGCGCTTAGAGATGTGGACTCCGCGCTCATGGGCCGCGCGCTTCAGTGTACTGAGGAAGCTGTCCACGGTGTGTGTGCCGCCCTGCTCGCGCGTGGCCTTGTCGATTCCTAGCTGCTTCTCCAGGTTACGCATCTCCGTACTGGCGGCGATAACCTGTTTCTGGTAGTGCGAGACCTGCGACGGTTCAAGTTCGACCGCCTGGTACTGGCCGGTGGGCACACGCTTAGCGTCGAGCACGGGCTCCATGCCGTTGATCCTCACCTGCGCCCGGAAGAGGATGAGCTGCTGCTGGAGCAACGAACCGAGGGTGAACAGGTCATTCATCTTCGCGAACGTGTAGTCCTCGCGATAGCGCTCAAGCGCCTTCTCCCATATCTCGACCTCCTCGTCGCTCTGGAGGTGCATAGTGCCGCCCGCAGGCAGCTCGACGCTGTAGTCGTTTACAGGGGCGGGCATAGCCTCAGCGGCGGTAGGCCGATCTCGGTCTCTTTCACCTGCACGCGGGCATCGAAGCCGTCGTACTTACGCCGCAGGTAGTCGCCCGCGCGCTCTTTCATGACCTCAAAGGCATAGTCGATGTTCCGCTGGTGCAGGCAAGTGAGTGGGAGCTTACGAATCCCGTGGTGGTGGTTAAAGTGACAGTTGACACACAGCCCGAGTGCGTTACGCCGATCCCATATCGGCAGTCTCAGCCGGACAAGTGTTTTTTCGTAAACCGCGTGGTGCTCGTGCTGGACCCTTCTCGTGCAGTTCGGGCCTCGACAGATCGCGTCCCCGCTCTTGAACTGAGCCTTGCCTGCCGCCCGCGTCGTGGCCTCAGTGACGGTCTCCCTTCGGGGCTTCGGGCTTGCCTTCTTGTCATCGCGGCGACAAGCCGCCGTGCAGTAGTCCTGGGTTGGGTAGGCCGGCAGAAACCCTTCGCCGCCGCGCGGGCATCCGCTGTACTTACAGGTGCGCATGCTCAGAGAACTCCCCATTGCGGTACTCACCATAAAGGCGCCTGAGCAGACGTGCGCCCATCTCGGAATCGTCCAGTGCGCCGTAGGGTCGCACACGGCTCACAACGACGTCCTGGTTCATCCGGTAGGCGTGGGCCTGACGACGACGGAAGTAGTCGATGAATTCGCGGTAGGTGCTGAAGCCCTCGCGGGCGAGCGCGTCGCCGTCCTCGGCGATCTGGAGGAGCTGCTGCTTCTCCTGGCTGATGAGGACCATGAGCTTGGCGGCGTGTTCGCCGTTCCGCTTCACCATGTAGGCCACGACGGGTGTCGGGCAGAGAGGCAGGATCAGCTTCCCCGGCCGAGCCAGTGTCCGAAACTCGGTCTTGCTCCCCCTTCGCACCGCCGTCCAGTCCACGCTCGGCACCCGAAGGAAGAGCGTGGACAGTCGGTGGGCCGGGTAGTCGCGCGGCGCGGCCATCAGACGACGGGGGCACTCACATGCCCACCGCCGTCAGCAGCTCGGCGTCGTGGGCGTTGAGGTGGCCAAGCTCGACGAACTCGCCCACCGCCCGTGCGATCTCGACGAACGGCGCCTGCCGCGTGCGCTTGCGCTGCGCTAGGCGGCCGAGCAGGTTGAACTGGTCCTTGCCGACCCGGCAGAGCGGATGCAGGCCGCGCTCGTCGCTCATGGGCATTGGGCACGTCTGGCAGTCCTGTCCGTTGTCCTTTAGATCGCAGATGACGCCACGCTCGAACAGACGTCGCTCCATCGCCAGGGTCTCGGCCACGGCGGCCGCCAGATCCTCCTCCGAGCCGGTCAGGTCGACCGTAAGCCCGGAGGAGTAGATCATCGTGTCGAAGGGGTCTTCGGTCGCGTCAAGCAGATCGGCGAGGTGCCAGTCTGCCTTGGCGCTACTCACTGGCCCGGGGCCGCTCCCGCGCCGGCCGCCTGGGTGCCATCGCCGGACGTGCCCACTACGGGCGTGCCCGGGGGGGCGGGATCTTGAGCCGGGGCAATCGGGGCCATGGCGGCCGGCGGCGGCGTGGCAACCACCTCGCCGGATGGAGCAGTTGCGTCGGCCGGTGCCCGCAGCGCATCTGATGCCGCCCGAGCGGCCGCGACACCCTCGGCGTGCGACGTGGCGGCGATCTTGTTGGCCGCCGCCCTCACCGCATCGTCAGCGGTGGTCTCAAGCAGCTTCATCAGGTCACCGGCGGCGGCGTGCTGGGCGGGTGCGCCGATCCCGAGTGCCGCCGCAACGTGCCCGAGGCTGGCGGCCTCGTGCTCGATTTTCAGGAGATAGGCAGCCTGTCGACCGCCGAGCCATTTGTTGGCAAGGTAGAAGGCGCCCCCCTGCCCGACGACGTACACGCCGACAATCGCTTCGGCGCTCTCGTTGATGCCGAGCTTCGCGGCGAGAAAGGTCGAGAGCCAGCCAGCGCCGGCAGCAACCAGCGGACCAACGGCAAACGCGACTGAGCGCTCAATGGTAATGAGCGGCGACTTGGGTGTTGACATTGCGGGTGTTGACATAGCGAGCAGTTCTCCTCTAGGGACTCTGTTTAGACGCGCGGCCGGGCATAGCCGACCGTCAAGTTGAATGGACGACCCTGTTCGGCGACCTCCCCACCGAACCCTCCCGTGTTGCCGCCGATCGTGATGAGCTGATCGGCCTGGACCTTCTTGACGATCTCGACGTGCTCCGGTTCCGAGCCGCCGACCCAGTTGAAGAGGACCAGCCAGCCCGGCTCGACACCTTCGCCGTGGTTGGGCACCCACCGATCGAAGCCGTTCGATCGCGAGCGGGCGTCAGCCTCGATGTAGGGACAGAACGCCACGCGATCGGTGACGTGGCCGCCCGCGAGGTTCACCATGGCGCCCGAGAAGCACCCGCACCAGCTGACGCCCGAGTCGAAGCCGAACTCGCGCTCCCAGTCGGCAGGGTACGGCTCGCCCCAGTTCGATTCCGGTGGCTGCTCATGCGTGCCCAGGAAGCGATGGGCGTGAGCCACGATGGCGTCGAGGCCGACCGCGCCGCCCGCTGCCTCAGATGCCGCCTTGCGCTCCTCTTCGCGCTTGCGCGCCGCCCACAGCTCGCCGGGGTTGCGGTAGTGCGGCTGGATGATCAGGCGCTGAACGGCCGGCGTCGCGTTGTAGTCGTGGAGGCCCAGGTCATAGGCAATCACCTTGACGGCGTGCAGGGTCTCGCGTCCGAAGATCCCGTCTTCGGCCAGGTGAACGCGTGACTTGCGGGCATGCAGCCGGTCGTTGAGCGCCCGCTGCAGGGTGCGCACGTCCTCGCCACGCATCTCCGGCGATGTCAATAGCAGGTTTCGCATCGATGGTCCCCTTCGGTCAGGCTACGAGGGCAGCGGCTTCGTCTCTCGCGGCC